GAGCTACAGCTGGTATACCCCATATATCTAAACACATAACATCTTTTAGTGATTTAGTAATAACTAACGTGTCGCCGCTTTTAGGCAGTTGGCTCAAACCTTGAAGATCAGACACGTTAGTATTACTAAGCCATTTAAATTTGCTATATGGTTGATATATTTTCATTTTTCCTTGTCCAAAACTGTAAGCGTATATAGGATTGTACCTATTAGCGCTAACAATAAGATTATTATTAACCCACACGTGTTCTGCGGGTTGGACGTGAAATTTATTAAGGATGTTACAACATATTCCATATTTAGACCAGAATGTTTTGTCCTCTTTATTATTCCAAGGACGTGATTTAATTTGTATTAATGTAGAAGATAATTGAACGTTTTCATACTCTTTTAAATGTTCTCCAATATATTTTTTAGTAGGGGCAGTAAAAGATTTTGTAGATATACCTAATTGAAAGTCATTATCTACAAGACGATATGTGTCAAATCTTTTAAGACCATACATTTTTGTTAGAAATGTAAAACAATCACCTGAATCCCCAGTACTAAAATCTTTGAAAAAGAATTTACCGCTATTATGTTTAAACACAGTAAATGAAGGAGACTTATCTTTACGAAGAGGAGAGCACATAGCTCTCCCCATCTTAAAGTCCTTACCTATATAATATGCAAAAATATCTATACAGGTAATTTTATTTAAAATCTCTTCGTCACTTAGTTCTATTACTCTACTGCCATACATTAGAATGGCATTTCAGCGCCGCCAGTGGCCATTACTGTATCTGGTGTTACTGTAGCTGCATCTGGTTCAGGCTTAACTAACTTTTTCTTATTCCAATCAGAAATATAAATGTTAGTCTTGTCTGCAGGTACATCCATAGACTCAATAAAGTTAGGGTACTTTGGCAAAGATGCATACTTACCTCTGTAGATAAATAGCATTCTAAACTTCTTACCTAAGAACTTTTGACCAAATAAAGCTGTTACTTTATTTGCATAGTCTGCAAAAGATGTAACATTCTCTATTACAAATTCTGATTCAGGCATAAACTTAGTAGCAATATGCTTTACACGACGAGATACATCTGTAGCTTGTTTCTCTACATCACCATAGTCTGGGTTAGCAGGGAACTCTGCATGCTTAACTGTTGCACCATTAGACTGCTTGAATTCAAAGTCAAGTCTTCCGCCTTTGTCCATGTTTAGTGATACACTCACTAATTCACAATTTTCTTGAATACCTACCGATGGTACTACACCACCTGTGTTGTTACTTTCTACGTTACTTCCGTACATTTTTTCTCTCTTTTAGAAATTAATTAATTATTATACTCTTCGATAGCCTCTGCTACCATTGCTAAATCGTTTGGTATTTTAACAGATCCAAACATGTCTTTTGGAGTTTTACCAGTATTAGTACCATCATTTTGTGTAATGAATGTATACTGCATACCTGTCTCACTCTTTGTGACATCTGTGTACAATACAATAGTAAACATACCTTCCAAGGTAACTACATTGTCCATCATTTTACCGATAGTCTTTGCTTTGGTAACCTTGTTACCGTGAGCATCGAATGTAACCTCAGAGTGCATCATAAATACTACAAGCAAGTCTTCACGCATAGCTTTTACAGCATTGATTATCGACCAAGCATTCTGAGCAATCTCAGTAAACTTTTTGAAACCAGTCTCATTAGCTCTACGCATATACTCGTTTGCCATAGTGTATTGGTAATCATCAATAACAATTGTCTTTATTTCAGGACGTTTCTCATTGATGTAATTCAAACAGCCGAGTATCTCGCTTGGTACGTCTGTAGAACAGAACCTACCTTGCGGATTCTCTTTGTTGAATACAGGATACTTAGTCTTCCATCCTTTGAATGGTAGTGCTTTACGCGCTACGTTAACAATAAATGTAGACTCAGGGTTTAAATTTGCAATAGAAGTGGATTTCCCTGTACCACTTGCGCCAACTATTAATAATTCTTGTGCCATTAGTTTTGATTTTCTTGTTTTATAGCTGATAAAAATTCTGTAATATTACTTACCTGCTCATTAACAGGCTTGTCTTTATTGTACTTTTCTATAAGATACTCTTGATGCTCTTTACTCCTAATTGAGTTGGGGGTGCCATCAAAGATTCCCCACTTAATGGTTTCTTGTTCTTCCATGATTAAAATAAATTGATTTCTTTTTTAACGTTTTCTTGTTCTGCATGCCTTGCCGCCCACTTGGTGCCTCTAAACTCTGGATGATTCTCTTGTAGTTTACGGCGACAACGTCCTATACCCTCAAAAGATGGGTATGTTTTGTTATTCAAACCTTTTAGAAAATCTTTAGTGCTTAGATTGTCAATATTAACACCATATTCTAGCAATACAAATGCATAGAGAACGTAATCGCTATTTCTAGCGGTAAACTTGTTAAGTAGTATCTTGGACACTACTTTCTCGTACTTCTTCACTTTCATTGCTCGAATAAGTTGGTGGTTTAGCATCTAATATTTGATTATGAGCCAAATCATTCTCCATAAGAGCAATGCATGGCTCGCCCTCACGCACCTTTAGATAATGCCAAAATATAGCATTCTCTGTAGGCCATCGTTTTGGACCGTACGCCCTAATGCCAAGCATTTCTGGTCTGTGTGTTACCACAACAATGTCAGAATACATATAACATGCATCTGCACCGAAGATGTCTTGCTTTTTAGGGTAATGTAAATCAGGGTTTTGTATGCGCTCTGATGCTTCAATGTTACGGTTCATTTGAGAGATTAAGATAAATGATACCTTAATAACCTTTTTTAAACCATTGAACATAGCCATCAAATCATAGAGTAAATCTCTATCCTGTGCACCGCCTGCCTTTTTTACAAGTAGAGTATGATCTAACATAACTATAACAGGTTTAGCTTTCTCTTTAGCAAATGCTAGTATTGTAGCTTCTAAAGATTTAACACTACCTGGTATATCTACATAATTTATATCATACTTATTTAACTTGCGAGCCTCTTGTACTGCATTCATATAGTAATTGTCATTAAGCTTAAATGTCTCTGACGCACTATACAATTGCTGTGTAGTAAGTTTCATTTTATTACTAAGTTTACGACCTATCAGCCGTGAAGAGAGCATCTCAAAGTTAAATGAGAGTATAGCAAAGTCTTCCTTGGTATTTAGATCTTTCAATCCTGTCTCAAGTTGACCTAGCACTGCAGTTTTACCGCTACCAGACATACCAGCAATAGTTGTGATAGTCTGCCATTCAATTCCACCCATAGATATGTTATTAAACTTCTTCCATGGTGTAGCTAAAGATTTAATCTCGCCTTTTCTTCTACCGTCTATGTAGCGTAATGCTGTTCTAGACGCTTCAGATATATGTCGCCACGGTAATGGCTTATACTCTTCGCTCATATTAAATCTCCTCCATAAGTTTGTTCATCTGTAGGTGTTTCTGGTTCTACACCATCATACATAGTCCAAGCTTCTTGGTTTAGGTATGATGACATCATCTTCCATCTAGGACGGAATTCACCAGCCCAGCTAGCACGTTTTCTATCTTCTAATTCAGCTGTAATAGCCTTAAGTATAGTATCGTGTAAATCTGGATTACGCTCTATCAATGCTATGTACTTAAGCTTGTTACGCTTCATATCATTGTGTAGTGGACGGCCTTGGTCCTTGCGTGGGTAGGCCAGTGCAAATTGATTCCAACAATCTTCACATCCTCGTACCTTAAACAGATCCAACGCTTTTTGACGGAGCGTAAGAGAGTCATCGGGCATTATTTTAATAAAGCCACGTTTCTGCAATTTTGCTTCGTCTATAGGTAGGATTTCTAGGTACTTTTCGAGTTGTTTACCGCTTTCGCTTTTAATTAACATGTAAACAAACTCGCTCGGAGTCAGGTTGTTGCCCTTCAACTTGGTTAAGTTTAAAGACACTTTCATCGCAATTTAAATATTTATCTAGTTCCTCTTCAGTTAGGCTTACCAGAGCATCATCTGGTAAACATCTTAATTCATCCGCACATTGTATACAATTATTCATTGCTTATTAAATTACCATCATTGTCCCAATGCGGTGCTAAAATTAGATATAAATATACGTCATTTCTGGTTATTTTACAACCAAATTCAGTTCGTATTATATCTGTTACAGCGTCAAGAGGAAGGTCTTCGAGATCATCATAGTAAAACTTTAAAACGTTGTACATAGTATGAATCTCAA